ATAAGCATCCTCCTGTTCATCAGTGACGTCATCATCATCGTCAGAAATACCGGCAATGGCCTGAACAAAGCCGTCAAGCGCATCGTATGAGTGATCGCCGCCATCTGCCCATGCAAACACAGCTTCGGCGGCATTGCTCAATGCATTCTGCGCAGCGCTACGATTTGCTGCTTCCAGAATTAACTGATGAACCTGTTCAATCGTCATGTTTGCGCCACGGCCTTCAAGCAGCGGATCAGGGGTAGCAGGTGCTGGCGTCGGCACCGGTTCCTGAACAGGAGCAGCCGCAGGAGCTGGATTAGGTTCTGGTGCCGGGGTAGTTTCCGGTTCAGTGCTCGTACGAGCAGACTCCAGTAACTGAACTGGATCTTGACTCATTGCAAATCGGGCAAGGCCATTTCCCAGGAATTTGCCAGATTCAAAGTAATTTTTACTCATAAATATTTTCCTTACTTAATAAGTACCGGCACACCCTGGATACGGCGAGCCACGCCAGTCGGGCAACAAGCCCATTCTATTTGCCATTCATCAAAGTCGGCCTGCGTCACTTTTAAAACATACGGTTCAGTGCCATCAGAATCAGGATCGCGAGGCGTTACTAACGCGCCGGCAGCGACAAAGCGCTCCAGTAGCTTCGTCATGCCTTTTTGCAGACCTTTTTCAGTGATGCCATCAGGGTTATGTTTCAACTGACGAGCCAACTGTACGAAGAAGCGACTGATAGCATTCATCAAAGACGGTACATGCTGAAAACGGAGATAGTTATTCTGCGTACAGCACGTCAGTGCATCATCAATAATCATCTGGCCAGTTGTGCTTACAGCCACTTTGTTCAAACGGCCAGTAACCATTTTTTCTTCATCCGGTGCATCTTCCGGATATAGCGGCTGAATGGACGCACGCGAGATTACGGCACGCTCTTCACCTGCCGGTGAATAATGCCAGCCGCCGACATCCGCATTTTTCTTAACCCCGCGAGCTTTGGCCGCATAAGCAGCGCCTGACAGACCGAAAGCGATGCGAGATTGCGTCCATTTGTCCTTGCAGGTGAACGGGAAATGATAGACACAACAACTGACGTGATCAGCGCCCAGCAGACCGGTATCTTCAACAGCTTTTAAAGCTTCTGCATAAGTAAGCGTCGGTTTGACATCAAAGAAACCGTCAATCAGGCGATCTGAACAAATATCACCGAGAGCGGTAATTGCGGCGTTGTCATAACATCCCAGCCCCAGAACGGCGGTATACATCACAGGGGCGTTATCCAGCGCCTTAACTGCCCGCAAATATGCCTGAGTGGTAATTTTGGACTGATCGCCATTGGTCCCGCCCGTAAAACGGAGGTCTTTAAGGTCTTTCTTTTCCTTCAGCGTAACAGAACCGGCCAGTTCATTATTCACAACCGCGCGCAGGTAGCGTGAACGAGCTTCCAGGGCGGTAGGAAGATAGCAAAGGCGCCCCATATCGTCCTTCGCTTCTTCAGCAAGCGAAACGGTATGTGTTTCCAGCGTATTAACAACGCCGAGAGAACTGGTTTGCGTGAGCTTCAGAATGAAACGCTGATTACCGGCACCGTCCGGTTCAGTAAGTGAGAAAGACAGCTCGCGGGTCGGTGACACGCACGGGTCGCCATCGTCAACATAAATACCGAATAACTCGCCACTATCCAGTTCAACTTCCGAACCGAACGGCAACGCGTTATAAGCTGGCGTCATTTTTTCATCAAAGGTGATAACCGGAAATTTGGCATCATCCGGAACCACACGCACAACATAACCAGACGTTTGCTCCACCGCCTCATAAACGTGGCGCAACGGTTCAAATTGCGGGCCGGCAGACGGTTTTAATGGTTCACCGAGAACGTCGAGCAAATTGGATTTGTTAATGGTCAGAACGGTAAATGGCTTACCGCGATTAAATACGCCAACGCCCGCCCACAAGCTGGAGTTCAGAGTAATTCCGGCAGTAAGAGTGGCATCAGCGTTAATCGGGCTTACCGCGACAGCGGAGGCATTACCCAGCGTCTGTTGAATAGAATATTGAGACATAACTTTCCCTGTTTTGCGCCCCCGAAAGGGCGCTCAATTAAGCGGCCATGTGAATTACGCAGACTTACCAGCGTCGATAGTTTCACCGGTCAGGAAGTTAATACCGCCATCTTTCGCCATAGTCAGAGAGACTTTGGTGAAGTATTCAGCTCCGTTACGTGGGTGCATATCGTTAACAGCAGAACCCCACAGCGTGGTGCGGTTAACCAGCGCGGTGCTGGTCGGATGCTGGAATGGGACTGCCGGGACAGCATCGCCCGTTACGAATCCTGCTTTACCCGGATTTTCATCACGCACGTAACACAGAACGTCCATAGAGTTGAACTCCATCCCTTCGGTAGAGAGGTTTTCACAGACACCAACCGGAACCTCAAATACCTTCACGTTACCGAATAACGTGCCAATAAAATGGACATACGGAGTCTGGGTATAATCTTCCGCAGGCTGGAAGTAAGAAGGCGGCAACTGTTTGAAGAAGGATGCTGCATCAGCGCCCGCAAACATCCCCTGAGAACCGGACGACTTAACTCGCTCAATGATGTTGCGATACACCGTCTGGAATTTACCCTTGATGATAGTTGCCCATACATCGAAAGTCTGGGTCTGAGGAAGAGCGATATCGAAGTGCTCTTTATGGAGAGTGCGCCATACCATAATGCGCAGACGCAGCATATCCTGTTCGTGCGCCAGGTAATCTTTCAGGGTACGGAATTGCAGTGAGCCCATGTCGATACCAAATTCACGCTGCGCTTCATACGCTGCCTGAACGGTATGTTCTGCGGCAATAACATACTGGCTTGGGAACAGGGTATATTTCGCCATCTCATGGTTAATGAGTGGAATAAGTTTCGGTGCCGCTTCGATATTAATTTCGGCTTCGATAGCGATTTCAGTACCAGCATCCGGGGCTTCAGAAAACGACAGATTGATCTGTCCGGAGTTGTAGTTAAGGGAGCAGGTTACGGTAATCTGTTTGCCCGCGTTATTAACAAAGGTATGTAACAGCGTACCAGAACCATTATCTACAGAAGACTTGATACGGTTCACGTAGATGTTGGTGCGGCCTTTACGAATCGGAACTTCCTGGCCTTCATGGTCTGCCATTTTGAAGGTAAATGTTTTAGCGGAACCATCGGCGCTGGCCACCAGCACATAGCGACGACGTAACTGGCTATAAACACCAACAGATTGCATATCGAGCGGGTCACCAGCCGCGTAGGAACCAAAAGAGGAACCTGCAACGTTGATGATTTCATAGATATCAGACTGATCGCGAGTTACCGGGATATAGGTACACGCATCAGAAGTAGCGGCGCCGAGCTGTGACGGCAGAATCATTGCCAGGAACAACGGAAGACGCATAACCCCATCGGAAATACTCATCATGTCTTTAGAGACAGATTCCAGCATTGCCTTGTTGGTGTTGTCCATGTCTTTACGGGCGGACTCCAGCAGACAGTTTTCCAGTGTCTGGTGGCAGGATGCCAGCACTTCAGGACGTGGCAGGGTTTTATACTTCGCAGAATAATCTGCCAGCGCGCTGGCCCATGCCGTAGCAATCTGTCCGGTAATGCTTTCGTTGACGCCTTCAAAGATCGGGTCTTTAGTCGCCGCTTCAAAAATGCTGGCGGCACGGGCGGTATCATCAGCAATGAATGCGCCGTCTTTAAACTGTGCGGCACTTGTCCAACTCAAAACAGCTTTGGAGCGTTTTGCAATGTCGGCCAGACGTGCCTGATAGTCATGCATATTGTTCAAAATTTTGTCCTTTCAAACAGGGCACCGCAGCGGAACTCTTTTCAGGACGGATTTTATTGCAAGTCACTTGTTGACTTTCTCGCGACAAGCTATTTTTTTTAATTTTGCGAGGGGGAGGGAGGCGGGTGAAAATAGGTGTGAAAACGTGGGAATTTCAGTCTGAAATTTTTTCTAAAAAAAATAGAATATTCATTAAGTTAGGCGTGAAATTGACGCGGGACATTTTGGGCAGGGGAGGGGCTAAAAGCCACCTCCCACCAGCAGGATTATCCCCCTGCGGGCATCTTATTAATGATTTTTTTTATTGCTTCGTCGATTTCAGTTTGCACTTCAGACGGGAGACGGGAGAACTCATAGGCCACTACCCGTTTTTTCGAATCGGTCTTCTTCCGTGCGTACTGGCGGCGGTCAGAGAACTCTCGCAGCTTCTCTACCGCCACGGATTTAACCGGCGCGGGCTTTAGGCTTTTGCTTTCGGCTTTGAAGATGGCCAGTATCTTCGCTTTATCCTCTTTCGCGCCCTCAGTCTCTACAATTCGCTGGCGCACCGTATCCACCAGTTCTTGAACCGGAACACTTTTAGTGTTGGCGTCTTCGGCAATCTGGAGCAGCAGCTGGTAATCAGCCAGAGAGAGATCGCTGGCAACAGGGAAGACAGCTATCATTTCGTCCGGCACCGCCGCCGCCTGGAACGCGCGCGTCACTTTTGCAGGAGAGATATTCTCAGCGCGCGCGATCTCTTCTTTGGTCATGCCTTTGTCGTACATCACCTCGAAGCGCTTACCCAGCTCGCGCAATGTGTGTTCGCGGGCGGTCTGGATATCAATGGCCAGCTGGCGGGCATCCTCCAAGCTGATCTCATCTTTCGTCACCAGTATCTCGAACTTCGCTTCATTAAAGATACAGGATGCGCGCCGGCGCGAACCATCCAGGACTTCGATGCGGTTCCCTACCATACGGCCGATAGCCGGGAAGAACTGCTGCAATTTAATGGTACGAGAAATATCGCTCACTGACTCAGGAGTGAGCAGCGACTGATCGCGCCCGTTAACTGCCGGGTCAACAAACGTGCGCGACTCTATCTCACCGCTCAGGATAACAGTAAGCACAAACGTTGCTTGGCGGCCTGATTTGAGGGTGAAGGTTTTGGTTCCTTCGCCGCCCTCCAGCATGCGGGCAAACTCGGAGCTGCCTTTGCCCAGCACGCGTCCACGGGAAACTATTTTTTTCATGCTGCCTCGCCCCTGACAAACTCAATTCGGTCAAATACGGCCTTTGTGAAACGCTCGGCCTCGTTACGCGCCTTTTTAAGCGCTTCGGCGCTGCCAGGATACGATTGCGGGTTGGCGCTGATGATGGTGTCGAAAGACTCGCCGCAGCGCTCAAATCCATCCAGGCGGGGCAGGGAGGAGTCCAGAATATTGCTGGCGTAAACTTCGCGCGCGAGGCTGTGCGACGTCTCGTGATCGCGTTTGCCGGTCATCTTTGACATAAAGCCGATGCTGGCGCTCAGGCGCGGCTCTACGCCTTCCTCCTCCAACTGCTCCAGCATTTCCGGCAGGCGAGTGAGGTATTTCAGCGTTGAGTGGAAGTCTACCTGTGCTGGTGGGGTAGGGGTCAGCAGCAAGTCACTGGCCGCAAGGCCGTTGAGCAGGAACGGGTCCAGGTGTGGGCCGGTGTCGATGAAAATAAAGTCGTAGTCATCAGCGACGCGCTCAATGATTTTCTTGCGCAGCACTTCGGACGGCTTCATACCCGGCAGATGTTCTTTCACCAGGTCTTCCCACTGGCTGGCAACAAAGCCGTCATCGATAGAGGCAGGGATAACGTCTACGCCTGGGATGATGGTCGGACGGATCACTTCTTTGCGTAGCGTCTCCGCGTCCAAGTCGTTCAGCATAGCCTGCGCGGCGGTTTCCAGAATGGAACCAATGCTGTGAGTGTGGTCCAGGAACATCGTGCTGGAGGCCTGTGGGTCAAGGTCGATAACCAGTATACGCAGATCGTGACGCAGTAAATCCTGATGCACGCGTAGCGCATGGGCCAGCGTTACCGTACTAACGGTTTTGGAGACGCCGCCTTTCAGGTTTACAACAAAAATAACGTAAGGCGATTTGTGGATGTCGCGATATTTTGGAATCTTGCGGTGGGCGTAAATATCAATGACGTTCTGGATGGTCAGCGCGTACTGCTCAACATTACCTACCTGCTTCTTGTTGAACTCATACCCGCCGTCTTCCATCTCTTTGATGGCCTGCTCCACAATGCGGCGGCTCAGCTTCGGCAGCTTGGCCACGGCGTTACGGGTGAACGTCTGGTAATACTCTGTCAGGTTGAACTCTTTGCGCTGCTCCTCAATGTCCTGGCTCATGGACTTCAGCAGGGCGCTCGCACGAAGTGCAATGGTGCCTACACCGCCGTAATCGCGTTTCATCATCATCTCCTTATCGTTTCGCATGAGAGAATTGTACGTGCGTTTCTGCTACGTGCAACTTTTTTTGATATGAGCGTGATTTATTGCACGTTTGATACTGGCGTATATCAGGCATAAAAGGAATATACAAATAGAGATCGTTTGTCTGGTTCATTGTCTTTGCTGGCAAATTGAGTCTACTGAGAGCTACCTATCTCGCGAACTGCTCCTGGAATAGTCTACTGCATGCTATGCCATGCCGTAATCGGCCTTCAAAAGGCTACTACGTGCTACATCAGGCGTGCGATTCCACTCGCGGCGCGCCTTCAAGCAGCAAGAAGTAGCTTACAGTAGTCTTTAAGCGCCTTTGGTTATCACGCAGTAGACTTTTGCCGACTTTGGCGGCAGGTGGGTAGCATCCAGTAGATTATTTCAGTTTAGGGTTGCGCTCGATGATTTTGAAAGCGATGTCCCGACCGTTTTTAAGTTCCTGATACTTCAGGTAGCCGATATCCTCCAGCTGTTTCATAGCCTTACGGATGACCTGGTTCTGCAAAGCGGGGCGAGAAGTAAGGTTCAGGCGCTCGCGCAGGCGCTCCATTTTCACAGGGAAGGGGTCAGCGGGTAGGGCTTCGAGATAGAGGTATAATGCCTGTGCGGACTCTTTGCGGGCCAGCTCCTTCAGTGCTTTGAGCTTCAGGAGAACGCGGTACTCGCTGGCGTAAAGGTCGCGCAGGGACATGCTGGGGGTCAAAACCACAATGTCTTTTGCAATATCAATTGTGGATTCACCCATTAACTGTACGAAATGGGTTTTCTCTGTTGGCTTCCCGGCGTCACGGGAAAACTCAACTACAGTAGACATAATATTGACGATGGAGTCTTTCAGCTTCTGCCGCAGCTCGGCCTTCATGCGTGCGCGTGGGAATCCACAACGCTTGGCAAACTCGCTGAAAGGTAAAGTGATTTTCCCGTCGGAACCCATAGGGAAGGCGCGATCCGTCAGCACTGAAATTATGCCAATCCAGGTCTTAAAATCGGTGTCCATATCAAGCCGTGGGCCTTTAATCACTACATTATCAAACCCTTCGGCGCGGTAAATCGACAGCTGGTTTAAGTCTTTGGAGGCATTAACAACAGTCCGCGTCTCTTTGGCTTTATCGGTGCTTTTTAACGTTGGGACGAAAACGCCTAAGCGCATTAACGGCACAACCTGAACGCTGGATTCGCTTGTGGATACGAGTGTGATCTCTTCGCCCGTACTCTTCTGAACTTCTTTTATTTCAAGGAATGACTCATTGATTTTATTAGACATTTTATCTAAGTCTCAAAGTGTGCATAACCGGCTGTCGCGGTAGCATATAGTAGTCTGTGGATGTAGCATACAATAGCCTTTTGGTAGCACGCAATAGCCTTTTGGTAGAATACAGTAGCCTTTTTGTAGCACACAGTAGATTGCGATCAGCCACTAGCCCTTGTCGTGCGCGGCTTGCGAGCGTCAGGGATCTTTATAGATCTACATAGGGATCTTGTATGGATCTTATTTTTTGGATCTACGCTGTGGATAAAATAAAAACCGGCCACTGAGGACCGGTTTTGGAGCACCAGGATTACCAGTTACTGCGCCAACTTCTCTTTAAGCAAATAACCTTCGAGCATCCAGATTTTATCGATAGCCTTCTGACGCGCCGCTTTACGCCCGATCTCCGCATCAAAGTTCTTAGGGCTAACACACGCGCTTTCGCCAGTAACTGTGAAACCATTTCGAAGAATGAGGACGCAGATAGTGAGCAGATCCAGTGGCTCCGGCGGAACAATTAGCTCTCCTTCCTGAGCATTCAACGCTGCTGCGCCAGCGTAACCGTCACCTGCGGTGAAGTAGTGTTCACTAACAATAACCGATTCAATATGATCGGGCGTCAGACGCGGCGCTGACTTACCTTTGGCCTGAATTTCTTTTTCGATCTCAATATCAGTCATAAAAATTCCATTTAAATACCGCCAATAGCGCGATTGTAGTTGTTCACATTACGGTTTTTACGGTTGATGGATGACAGCATAGTTTCCGTATTCAGGATGTACGCTGGCAGATCATCAAAATACTCACTACGAAACTCCGGCATACGGCACATAAAAGCGTCCTTCGGCATCGGATGCTTAACCTCTGCCGGCGTCGGCGTTAAATTCACTGATTGATTGCCTGAGCAGCCGTTGAGTGTCAGCAGGAATACGCTGGCGAGCAGTACCTGCCGCATGCAGTTGTTTACGGACCTCTTCTTTCCGTTCCTCCTGCTTATCAGCGTATTTCGCCCATTCTTCATCGTCTTTTGCCTCCTGAACCTGAAAAGCCTTCTGTGCGTCGTTTAGCGCGTTAATCGCCGCATTCTGAATCCGGATAGTTGCGTCTCGTTCGCGTATAACCTGATCCAGACGACCTAAATTTTCAGTGGCCTGTATCAGTTGACGGTGCTCCCATACCACGCCAGCAATCACAATTCCGATAACCAGCGCAACACCAGCACCGACCACCAGTTTTTCTTTCAACGACAGCGCCTTTTTCAGCGTGGAAAATATCGACATAACACCTCCTGACGATCCATTTTCTGACAAGTCATATGTCAGTCCGGTATTTTTTCAGCTCATCCATCACACTCTTCGGCACCAGGGCTACGGCCGCGCTTGTTGTACTTGTGTTATTTGCAGATGCCTCCGCCAGCGCAGTATTTATGGCATTGCTATACGCCTGCATACTGGTGCTGACACTCCGCCCGGCTTTATCGAACAATGCCTTCAGTGCATCGCGTGGAGCAGCAAGATTACTTACAGAAGCCATCAGGCTTTCGCAGGCGGCTACCAGCGCATCGATCTGGTCACGGGTTAGGGAAGGGGTTGGTTGTGTCGCTCCGCTGCCTGTATCGCCTCCTGCGCCCGTATTCAGTACCTGATTTATTTCGGTCATGGCAGTTACGACAGCATCAATATCAAGGGCATTGATACTGTCCAGTAAGGTTTTAGGGGTTACGTTATCGCCGATGGCGACAGAAATCGGTAGTTCGGAGGCTTCCAGCGTATTTGCCCGGCAGTAGACATCCCAACCAATGTTAAGCTGTAACAGCACCGAAAGATCCGCATTAGCAGCCAGCAAATCTGCATGCTCTTTTGCCATCTGGCTGGTGGAATTCATGGTATCGGCTGTACCAGTGATCGTAATAACGTTGCTGGCGATCGTGTCGGGATAAGTCACTGTTTCCAGCACAAGCCCCGCCAACTGGTCAGATAAATTTTTCGCTTCCGCTGCGCAGTTGGTTGATGTCGCGATCGCATCTGGTGTTTTCAGTCCGCCGGCGGCCACCAGATTTTTGTATGCCGCTAACTGGTAATCCTTCTCCAGCATAGTATCCCCTTAACTGATTTGTACTAATGCGTCACCGGCTGCGACGGTAGACCCACATGAGACAGGATCTCCCACACAGACCACAGCTTTGCCATTTACTGTGAACCACGGGCGGGTGGACATGGCCTGCCCGCCGTGCGTGCTGTTTCCATCGCTGTGCTGCGCATACTGATTTGCATCCACCAGCACATCTATACCGTTAATTTTCAACAATGATTCACTTTCCACGGGCGGGCGTGATGGAAACCCTCCGTGGCCTGAACAGATACTGTTTTTTGTAGCTATCGCGGACATTCAAATCACCTTTTTGTTATGGTTTAAAAATTGTAGGTCTTGTCATTAGTGGTTTACGTTAACGAACACCAATTAAAATTGTTCTAATAAATTATGTTTTTTAGGCTAAAATTGCGTTACCATCTGCTCACCTTTAGAACGTGACGTAAGGAAGCAAATGAAGCTGATTAGTCGAAAAGAGTTCGATCGCCGGGTTACAAGCGGCGAACTCGACAACCTTCAGGCCGTCATGGTCAAAGAAGGCTTTTGCCTGATCGCCAGCAAGGCTGATTCCCCGGGTGAGGATGTTTTCATGCTCCGGCGAACTGACAAAAAACCCTACATCTGGAACAACGAGCTGGGGCCAAGCTCCTATGCCAGAACTCGCGGCTGCTCCAGCCTGACCGTTTTCTATCGTGAAAATCTCTCGGTTAGCTCAATTCAAGGACTAATGCATGTTTAAGCAATGGAAGAAACTCACTGTTTATTCACTGTTTCGCGACATCGAAAACCTTATCGAACTGGAAGATAAATCGAAACAGATCCTGTTTACGCCGTGCGGTAGCCAGGACATGGCTAAATTTGGTTTTGTTTCTCCGTTTGGTGAGCATTCGGACGTCGCCGCAATGCACGGTAATGGCTTCATCCTTGTTGAGGCTAAACGTGAGACGAAAATTCTCCCGGCACCTGTTATCCAGCGAGATCTTGCCCGAAAAGTAGAAAAACTGGAGCAAGAGCAGGCCCGTAAGTTGAAAAAAACTGAAAAAGACGCCCTGAAAGACGAAGTGCTGCACTCGCTACTGCCGAGAGCATTCTCCAAATTTACTACTACCCAGGCCATTTACGACGGTTCCACTAAGCGCATATACATCAACGCTGGCCCGCGCCAGGCGGAAGATATGCTGGCACTCATGCGTAAATCCCTGGGGTCATTACCGGTTGTACCACTGACCACTGAAAACCCCATAGAGCTGACAATGACAGAATGGGTTCGTAGCGGCAATGCTCCGCAGGGTTTTGTCATGGGGGATTCCGCAGAATTGAAAGCGCTACTGGAAGATGGCGGTATTGCTCGCCTGAAAAAACAGGATTTAGTGAGTGATGAGATCTCCACTCATCTGGAAGCTGGCAAGCTGGTAACAAAATTGTCCCTGAACTGGCAGGACCGTATCCGCTTTACCCTGGACGACAATTTTGGTCTTTCCAGCCTGAAATTTGCCGACGAACTTATCGACCAGAATGACGACATTGATCGTGAGGATGTAGCGCAGCGTCTTGATGCTGATTTCTTGCTCTTAACCAGTGAACTGTCCTGCCTTGTTGATGCGCTGGTAGCCGGGCTTGGCGGTGAGGCTAAGCGTTAATGAATAACCTCTCTTACGGCTCGGTATGTTCCGGCATAGAGGCGGCCAGCATCGCCTGGGAGCCGCTGGGTATGCGCCCCGCATGGTTCTCCGAAATTGAGCCTTTCCCCTGTGCCGTTCTGGCCGAACGTTGGCCTGAAGTACCTAATCTGGGGGATATGACCAAAATAGCGGCTTCTATCGCCGCTAATGAAGTAGCCGCGCCTGACCTGCTGGTGGGCGGAACTCCATGCCAAGCATTCTCTATCGCCGGGCTGAGAAAAGGCCTTGCTGATAAGCGCGGTCAATTGACACTCGCATATGTGGAATTAGTAAATGCAATCGACTATAGCCGTATCAGACAAGGACTCCCACCAGTCATATTCTGCTGGGAAAACGTCCCCGGCGTCCTCTCCAGTAAAGACAATGCCTTTGGGTGCTTCCTTGCCGGGCTGGCTGGAGAAGATGAACCGTTCAAACCTGGTCCACAACCTGAACGAGGAAAAAACAGCACGTTCTGGCGCTGGGACAAAAAAGCCCGCAAGCATTATCCAAAGTGGCCACAGTCTGGTTGTGTTGTTGGACGACAGCGCAAACTGGCCTGGCGAGTCCTTGATGCCGAATACTTCGGTGTTCCACAACGACGCCACCGCGTCTTCGTTGTCGGAAGTGCTGGAGAAGGGTTCGATCCCGAAACGATACTTTTTGAGTTCGAAGGCGTGCGTCGGAATACTCCACCGAGCAAAAAAACGTGGCAGACGGTTGCCGCCCTTACTGCAAATGGCGTTGGAACATGTGGTGCAGACGACAACCAAGGACAAGCAGGACATCTTCAAGTAGTAGGCGCGCTCGCTGCCCACTCATTCACGGGGGGCGCGGGTGGTCGGCCAGAAGGTGCTGCCGCCGGACATTTTATCCCTGTAGCGGTCATGGCCCACGGGCAAGGTGGCGCGGAAATTAAAACTGATGATTCTGCCCCTACATTGACCTGCAACCATGAAGCGCCAATTGTTTTCAGTAGCACTGGTGCCGGATTCTGGAGCGAAGGGCCAGGTACTTTGCGTGCCCGTGAACAGGAAAGCCATGAATATCTCGCCGTATTAGCCTTTCCTGCGCACATGAGCAGTACGCAATATGCGTCGGCTGAGGGTGTATCACCGACGATACAGTCCCGCAATCCTACTGCGATTGCCTATGGCTTTCAGCCACGGATTGCCCGTAATGGACGCGGTGATATGGGTGACATTTGCCATACACTAAATGCCCAATCAGGAAGTACGGGAAGAGGGGATTCGGCACCGTGTGTTGTGCAGGCTTTTGCTGAAAACAATCGTGGAGAGATATGTCTTCAGGGTGGTGATGATCTGGTATCCGATCCACTTTCTGCGGAAGGCGGAAACCTCGGCCAAGGCTATCCAGCGATTATCAACGGAATGTCCGTACGTCGCCTGACGCCGCTTGAGCGTCTTCAGGGATTCCCTGATTTCCATACGCTAATCCCTGTGAATAAGTGCAATAAGCTGATCGCTGATGAGCTTGCATATCTACGCGTGCATTTTCCTGACATGCCAGAAGAAGAGGCGCACCGGCTGGCTGCTGATGGACCGCGCTATAAAGCCCTCGGTAATTCAATGGCCGTTCCAGTGATGCGCTGGATTGGAAGACGCCTCCTCAATGGTCTGTCAAAAAACGCTGCGCCGGCTGCGCGCACAAAACCGTTTCTGAAGTGGGCAGGTGGCAAATATAGAGTGATTGACGATGTGCTGGCGCATCTGCCTAGCGGCCGCCGCCTGATCGAACCTTTTGCTGGTGGTGGTTCTGTTTTCTTGAACGCCGGATTTAGTGAGGTGATTGCTAGTGACGCTTGTGACGATCTGATCCTTACTTATCAGGTTATGCAGCGTGAGCCGCTGGCTACCATCGACAAGGCCGCCATGATGTTTCGTGAAGGCAATTATTCAGACTACTTTGCCAAAATCAAAGCGCGTTTTAATAAGCGAGAAATGACGCAATTAGAGCGCGCCGCCGCGTTTATTTATCTCAATCGTCATTGTTACAACGGCCTTATGCGTTACAACCTCCAGGGCGAGTTCAACGTGGGGTTTGGGAAGTATCGACAACCTTATTTCCCACTGGCCGAGCTGGAGGCTTTTGCTGCCGTGGCGAGCCGCTGTACTTTCGCCGTTGCCGACTGCAATGACACTGTGGCGCTGGCGGGCGAGGGGGATGTGGTTTTCTGTGATCCTCCGTATGAGCCGATGCCGGGCAAATCCGGGTTCACGAATTACAGTGGACAAAGCTTCCGCTTTGACGATCAGGTACGTCTTGCGCAGTCACTGAAAGCCGCCCACCAGCGCGGTGCCAGCGTGGTTATTACGAATAGTGGAGCCCCGGCGATTCGTGAGTTGTATACCTGTATGGGGTTTGATGTAAGGCCGTTACGGGCGCGACGCTCTATATCTTGCGCCAGGGATACGCGAGAAACTGTTACTGACATCATAGGAGTATTAGCTTAATGGCCAGAACTACACCTCCTCACCTGGCTTTAGCGCTGGATCGCGTAAAAGCGTTTGTGAGCAAACATCCGAATGGCGTTGATGTGAATGATCTGCTGAAGGTTGAAGCGTACACGTTTCTCAACAAGAAGGCGCGTAAGCAGTTGCTTGAGGTGATCGAGCATTATAACCAACTGGTGGTCATTCGTTCGGGTAAGTCCGGTCGGGAGAGCATTTGGTTACGCCATAAACGTTATTTAACTGAGCATATTGAAGAAAGAAATGGTGATGACACAACCGAACCGCTCTATACATGCGCTGAATGCCTGAAAGAAAAGCCTGCTGGCGAATTTTATGGACACAAGAACAAGTCCTTCAGATGTAAAGAATGTACCGACCGCCTGCCAGCACAGATTAAGACAGCCCCCATTCAATTATCGTCAGATATTAAAGACAAGGACAAAGAAGTGATTGTAACGAAACAAAATCTCTCTCCGCTTGAACTACGCAAAAAAGCAGAAGAACTTCTGCGCCAGGCTGAAGAAACAGAACGAACCATAACGGCGAAGGATGTGTTTCAGAAGCAGCTTGAACCTGTTCGTCGCGAAGTTCTTCTTGCACATACCAAAGTAACGAAAGCTGTTGAAGCGATGGTTGATGGTATGGCCGAGTTTGACAAAGCTGTGGCAAAACTGCGTGAGTTCAAAATCATCCCATAACCGCTATTGTTCTAATTGATTTTTTAAGTATAATTGCTCTAATAAATTTAATTTAGTAAAACGAGACTTTTTAACACGGCGCCTGGCACATGCGTCGATAGCGGTCTGGGGTAGCTAAAATTCTGTTCAATCTGCATTCTTCTGCTGTACAGTTTCATAATAGAACGAGGCGTAATATCATTGATATTGCTGAAGATTAGCCAGGGTTCTTTTGCTGAGGATCTGTTGTCATGTGCCATTTTAGGTGGAGGTGCCTGCCTTCCCCGAGATCGTTTGTCTTTGCGATACTTCGGTGAGTTTTTTTGAAGATAAGAGTGCCCCTCACACCGGGCATACAACTTTCGGGATAATGAGCCCGGACCGAGGTATTTCGGAGTACTGCTGGCCTGTAGCTGTCGTGGATTAAGCCATTCTGTACCTTGCTCATCCAGTCGCAGTAAGGTTTTCCCCGAATTGGATGTTATTGGGTGATCTCCGTTCATGAAAATACGCAGCCCTTTACACAAAATGAGCATAATGTATAATGTTTTTCCGCCAATATGGCAGGCGTCAATTGGATAATCGATTAGTACAAACATCCTCAGTTTCAAAGGATTTACTGGCTTCACCGGTATGCTGACGGTTTGGTTTATGATCTGGTATATGACTAACGGGTTACAAAACTACTACTAATCGTATTTTTCAGTATTTATTATCTCATAGAACTAAATGATTAAGGGTAATATCATATGCAATAATTACCTCTTGTATCGATTATACAAAATGTAATTATTTTTATTATTATTCTTAATGTGTCTGTTGTATGTACTGATATTTAAAATAAGAGATTTTTTTGTTGAATTTAAAAAAATTAATTTACTTTCGGTTGTGCTGTATTACCCT